TAAGGTTGTACAGATTCTGTTATTAATACTTGCGGCTGTTTAACAAATATTATTTCTGTACTGTTAGGATCATCTGGAGCAATTGTTACGGAACGTGTCCATATCAAATTAGGCCGATTTATGTAATCTGAATCTGAATAATCTTGACTCGATCGTAGTTCATTACCACGTTGGTCAAACCGAGCTCTGCCAGTTAAATAAATACGTGCTGGACCAGGTGATGTTTCTGGATAAACATAAATTGCAATAACTCTAGTTCCATCACGTTCGCTATATCGTATTGGCTTGTAATAAACTGGGTCTCCGTTGTAATCTAAAATTTCAACATTAATATTACTATTATTGACCAGGTTATTACGATTGGCTCGTAGTTTGATTAAATTTTTTCCTGCAGTTAACTTAGACGGAAATTCGACTATTTCAAAATAATCTGGAGATGTTAGGCTCGTATCGTTGACCGTATATGTATAATCCTTATATCCTACATATGCAACTTTCGGCCGTACGGCTAACTCACGAAACGTATATTCTGACATTCATTGCCTTTGCTTTATAATAAATATCAGTTGTAATTTATTTGAGAATATCCTTTAATTTTTTTGATTTCAATCAATTTATCTACAATATCACGCATTGCATCGATATGAGAAATACACATTACAAAACCAAACTGAGACTTTAGATAATCAAATAACAGATACATACTATTAAGATTATCAGAATCGAGCACACCAAATCCTTCATCAATTGCTAAGAAATTGGGACGTGGTAGACTAGTTATATTAATTAACGACGTGCGAATTGCTAACGATGAAATAAATTTCTCCATACCAGAAGTTAATTCTAACGGCCAATAATTATCATCATCATATACAATATAGCCATTAATATTTTTACCATCGGTTTCTAACATTACACTGAAATCTACGATTTGTGCTAAAATATTATTTATTTCAGCTTCGATTTGAGGTAAAGCTTTTGATATTAATTGGTATGGTACGCCATCTCGTTTTACGGCTTTAAGATAATACTCATATCCTTTATATTGAATTTCCAATTCTTTGAGTCGTTGAATAGCTTTAAGTGCATTTGCTTTATTGCTTTCAGCAACTTGCAATTTGCCGGTCATAGTGAGTATCTTTTCGTCAAACTCAGAAATTTCTATCAACAGCGAATCTTGTTCATCTTTTATTTCAGAAATTTCCTGACGTTTCTTTTTATTGAATGCAATATCATCTTTGCGTGAATATGCTTCTTTCAATCGACCATCTATTAATTTAATAGAATCCTTTTTAGAGCTTAGTTTAGAACTATAAGAATTAACATCGCCTTCGGCAACAAGCACTGCATTTTCTACGCGATGAACTTTAGATTGTAAACTATTATACTCTTCTAGATCTTCATATACATTTGTTTGTTTTATTTCTAATACACGTTGTTGTAGTTTAGAAATCATATTTTCTATCTCATCACGTTCTTCTAAAAGAACAGGTAATTTATCAGCCGATTCTTTCGATTCNTGCAACCATGGATTAGCCATACAATACTCGCAATCTGGATCCCATTTATGATCGTCTAATTTAGATACAATTCGTTCAACATGATCAATTGCAATTTGAGTTTGCACAGCTTTATTTGACCATACATTTATACTAGCATTTAATTCATCTGCTTCGGTTACTAAATCTTTNAAAGCAACCNGATTATATGATTCAAGTTTTGTCGTAATATTTATTAATTCATTTCGNGTATTNTTAAGATGCTCTTTNTTATGAAACAATGAATGTTCAATAGTTTGAATTTGATCTACAATTTTTTCTCTCGATTCTTTTAACCCATTAATATCTGAGATTTCTGAATCTATATGTTTTAATTCAGCAGTTAAATTAACTATAATTTCAGTTAAATCGTTTACCATACTAACATGGCTATCGCGCGACTCTTTTATTACATCTAGCGGTTTTGATATTTGCGCAATTTGCCGTTCGCATTCTGCTAACTCATAACTATAGTCTTGACGTTTATATTCTTTAATAATAGAAGATGTTTCTCGAATATCTTCGGCTGCAATCTGATACTGTTTTTCAAATACGTCAATATCTAGAAATTGCGTTAATAATTCTTTACGTTCTCGTTGTGACTTATCAATAAATCCGGTGTTATTATTTTGCAGAGAAAGTGCTGTTAAAACAAAATCTTCATACGAGCCTAAATATTGACGTATAATTTTATTAGTACTATCACGTTGGTCGCCGTTTAACATTTCAACGTTCCCGTTCTCATCTTCATGCCAAAAATCTACATCGACTTTAACGTGGCCATTTTTATTTTGCTTACCGGTACGTTCTACGTAATAAAGTTTACCATCTAAATCAAAACCAAACTTACATTTAAACGATGACTTTTTATTGTTAAGTACATGCACTGCTTTACTTGTACGGCTGCATTTATCAAAACAACAAAATGCCAGTGCATCTAATAATGTAGATTTGCCGCTAGCATTAGGAGCAAACAAACCATTCACGCCCTGTACATTTCCAAAATCAATTGAATTATTTTCACCGTAACTAAACATGTTAGAAAACTCAAATGTTTTTGGTGACCAGATAACATTACGAGTTAATTCTGAGTCAGGTAATTTAGAATGTACTGTACGATTGATATGACGTACAACGTCAAGTGTTTCATCATCTAGTGCCAATTCATTGTACAAGAATTCAGAAATAACTTTATTTTGCCACTCTGGGTCTCGTACATCTCCAAAATTAATTTTTTGATTCGTATGGCCCGAATTAATAGAATTAACTTTTTGAATAGCTATTTCTTGTACAGAATATTGCTTCCGGATCTCTGCAACTATCGACTTTAGATCTGCAGAATCTGTATCTTCTACTTTTAATCGTAGTCTAGGTTTCTTTGGTACTTTATCAGAAGGGTTTGTTATTTTGCCGTTAACTACATTAAATGTATAATATCCAAACTGATTTTCAATTTCTATAAATTTAGCTTGTCGCGTTTCTATATCCCATACCAGTATACCATGTTCTAAACCTTCACCATGATTTTGTTGAATCAACGAACCTGCGTATGCAACAGTTTTTTCATTATTCAGATATTGAGGTTTATGAATATCTCCCAATAACGCTAGATCATGGCCATCAAAGATATTTGTAGTAACGTGGTCATTGCTGAGTACAAATCCGGCATCAGTCGTTGCATTGTTAACAGCGCCATGATGTAATGCAATTTTATAATCGCCTTCAAAATCGCTGGCTTTAATAAAATTAGCTGGCTTATCAAAGACTGACATTACGTTAAAGTGTATACCGGATATCAAGTATACACCGTTATCTTTAAGATAATGTAAGTTAGGATGATTTAAGGCTGTAACAATAGGTGTTAATGCATCTAATCGATTAGAGTTATTCAGATTACAGTCGTGATTACCTGTAATTAATAGAGTAGGTGCTATATCAGCTAGTCGTTTAAAGAAAGTTGATACTTGAAATACTAACTCTGGCGACATATCTGTCTTAGCATGTACTATATCGCCAGCGAGATAAATAACTGAATTTGGTGTCTTTGTCTTTTTAATATATGCATACAGTTTTTTAAATACCTGTTCGTATTCTTTATGCCTCTTGACATTACGTACATGTACATCCGCCACGTGGTATATACGATCAATTTTTTCTATTCCAATGTTTACAGTGCGCATAATATCTTCTCTTCCATTAAACGATCGGCCGTTAAAGGACATGTCTCGTTAATAATATTTGTAATTTTTTCAAATCCTACATCACTAGGATCTTTATCAGTTAAATCAACAAAATACACGTTAATGCCATTAGCAATAAAATATTCAGCTGCTTCTAGCGCTTGTTTACGTGCATCTTGGTCTAAACAGATATAAATGTCTTGGACGCCTTTTTCTACAATTCGGCGCTTCAAAGTATTTGATATTGTTTTACCAAATAATGGTATTGCATTACGACGTATTGCAATTGCATCAAATGCACCTTCGACTAATACAATAGGCATATTCCAATTGATATGCAATTCAAATCCTACTATATCTTTAGATGCCGGCGGATTCTTATGTTTGTATTTATCATCCATGTAATATGCACGTGATACAAAATAGTTTAAACTACCGTTATCATCAAAACTAGGTATAATTACTTTGCCTCCGTACAAACCATTTTCACAGTAACCAATTCGATACTTAAGAATATCTCGAATTGTAATGCCACGCGATTTCAAATAATGTACTGCATTACGGAACTCAGGTGATATGTTATCAACTTTCCATAATGGTTTGAATTCATCTGGCAATGAAAGTACTGGCGTATCTGTTGTTGTCTTTGATGGACGAAAAGCAACATCATCTAATAAAGTTGCTAGTTTAGCTATCTTTTCGCGTGGTGCATTTAGCTTACGAAAAAGAACGGATAATCTACGGCCGGAGGCATTACATACCCAGCAGTGCCAATGTTGCGAAATAATATTTACTTCAAGCTTCTTTTTATGATGATGACAAAATGGACAGTGATATGCAATATCATCTTCCGAAGTATGTTTGCCAGAACCTAGCAAAGAATTAAGTAGAGTGACTAGTGAGTATTTGCTCATTTAATAATATTAAGTAATAGCATTGATCATCTCAATACTATCGAACATCAATGTTTCATTCAAAATAAATTTTCATGAAAAATTAATTATATGTAATTTATTAAAAAAATCTCAAAAGCTCAAGCCTTATACCAACTTTCTGGAATATTTTTTTCGGCCCATTTTATATTGTTCTTATCGCAAAAATCTGCATATGTTGTTTTAGAACCTTTACGAATTTTAGTTTTAGATGATTGAAATACGATTCTTATATCTAACTCTGGATGTTGTTCTTTTACCAACAAATGTTTTTTACGGTCTTCTAGCGTCCATCGGCCTTTAGCCTCGACTAATATACCATTAGGTAGTCGAAAATCGACTGTATATTTATGATGAGTGGCTGGTTTTATATAAGGTATTACTGTATCCTCATATCCGAACTCTACTAAATTTTCTGTTAAATTATCAGCAACTTTCAATTCAAAGCCGCTCCTATAACCTTTTTTTAGTGCATTG